CTGTTAAGCCAGTAGTACCGCCAGATAATGCAACTGATGTTACTGTGCCGCTGCCGGTTGCTGTGCGGAATGAGGCGGCATCTAAGGCGGAAACAGAATTATCTGCGTTAATTTGAATAAATCGAATAGCAGACGGGTTAGCTAGACCAAATAAGTTAGCACCAACTGTAGTAGCACCTAAGTTAGTCCTGGCCGCTGCCGCAGTAGTTGCGCCAGTGCCACCGTTTGCCAACGAGATCGTTGTACCATTCCACACACCAGTAGTAATTGTCCCAACTGACGTTAAAGAAGACGACGTTACTGTGGATCCCAGTGTAGTTGCAGATAGAACCCCAACGTTGTTAATCTTGTAAACCCTACTAGTTTCTAAGTTCCAATGTTCACTTGATGTGAAGTTAGCATTCGCCTGATCCCATACAATAGTCTTGTCGGTTGTGCCTTTGATAGTAATACCAGCGCTATCCGCTGTTGTATCAGTTGGTGAACTAACATTAGCTAAAACGATGTTCCTGTCTTGAACTTCCAATGTTGTTGAATTAATTGTTGTTGTGGTGCCGTTAACAGTTAAGTTACCACCAATTACCATATTGCTCACTGTAGTCACAGCGTTGATATTCATGACACCAGTTGACGGGTTGTAGCTATAAGGTGTTGTAATTGGATCGGCTAATAATGAAACTGCCGATCCAACTGATGTTACAAACACTGGATAGGCAACGGCATTATCATTATTAGAAGCAACTGCAACAGTAGTAGCAGCAGCCGGAAACCCCCACGTCGGGACCGACGAGCCGTTTGACGTTAATACTTGACCAACTGTACCGGCTGCGGTTGATTGAATGTTAGAGGCAGATGTTGCACACAAAACGCCACCAGCAACAACAGTACCAATGTCTTTACCATCAACCCGATCTGCGTTTAAATCTGAAACAACAGTAGAAGACGCTACAACAAAAGGAGAGGTTCCAGTGGTAACCGTCGACGTAATCCGATGGTTGATAGTAATAGGAGTGTCGAAAATCGAAGTTCCAACACCAGACACTGTAATAGGATTCTTAATCTTTAGGTTAGCCACTGTATTCCTTTCGAGCCAGTTAGCACTATTTATCGCCGTCTGCTGGCGGGTGTAACCGAAACAAAAACGCCACCCGAAGGTGGCGTAATTGTTACGTGTTGCAGGTTAAATCATTGCTTATCCAGCAATTGCGCTAACCTTAACTTTCCACACTGTGTTAGCAAGGGCTTGGTTAACGTTTAGAACAACGTTGGCCCCTGATCGTGTAACACTGAATGCGTTAGCTAGTTGAGCACCCATCTCGATTAGACCGTATTCAACCCAATTAACAGTCGTGCCGTCATGGATTGCAATGATCTTAACAATGGTGCGGTTAGCAGCAGATGCACCAATTCCTTGAACCATGAACTCAACCGAAGCGTATGTCGAACCGTTAACTGTAGCCAATGGGATGCTTGAACCGACAGTTGCACTTGGTGTTGAAACAGCTACTTCTTCTAGACTCTGGCCGCCTGCGCTAACGATTTGGCCACTAACTTGTAGGTTGCCAGTAACGATGGCGCTGCCTGCGCTAAGGCTACCGGTTAATGCTAACGAGGTACCAGTAGCTGCACCAATGTTTGGTGTGACTAGCGTTGGGCTAGTGGCAAACACTAGCGAACCAGAACCAGTTTCGTCTGTAATAACGCCAGCTAGTTGAGCAGATGAAGTTGCGGCGAACTGGGCAAGGGTGCCACCAGTGTACGCAACTGTACCGCCTGCGCCAAACGCAACCGAAGATGCGTCAGTGCCAGTAAATGTTAGTGTGTTACCAACTGTGAGTGTCTTGGAAGAAACACCGCCAGCAACACTAAAGCCAGTTGCAAGAGCAGTTAGAGTTAGACCGTTGTATGTCTTGCCGGTCAGTGCCGAGTCGATGTAAGCATTGCCAATAACTGTGCCATTCCACACACCAGAAGTAATTGTGCCAACGCCAGTCAACGAAGAGTTAACAACGTTTGCACCTAGTGTAGTTGCAGATAGAACCTCAACGTTGTTGATCTTGTAAACCTTACCAGTTGCTAAGTTCCAGTGTTCACTTGATGTGAAGTTAGTATTAGTCTGATCCCATACGATGGTCTTGTCGGTTGTACCTTTGATAGTAATACCAGAACCATCTGCTGTAATGTTAGTTGGTGAACCAACGTTAGCGAGAACGATGTTCCTGTCTTGAACTTCTAATGTTGTTGAGTTAATTGTCGTTGTGGTGCCGTTAACAGTTAAGTTACCACCAACCACTAAGTTCGAAACTGTAGTAATTGCCTCAATCGACATTGCACCAGTTTCTGGGTTGTAACTAAATGGTGTAACTGTTTCGTCTGCATATAGTGTTACACCTGTACCTGCGGCAGTAACCAAAACAGGATATAGCGCTGCGTTTACGTTAGTCGACGAAACACCAACCGAAGTAGCAGCAGCAGGTGCAGCCCAGGTTGGGGCGCCGGCGCCGTTTGACGTTAAAACTTGACCAGCCGTGCCAACTGCTGTGAAACCAGTAACGCCAGCAGCCGATTGAAACAGGACAACACCGGCCGTACCGCCTGCAACAGCAGTAGCTAAAGCAGCAGTCCCGTCAATACTAACGCCAGTTAGTGTTTGTGCGCCAGAAGAACGGTTTAAAGCATTTTGAGTAGTGCCAATGAAATATTGATGTGCACTAGTAACCAGATTACCGCTTACTGCTGGTAACGCAAAAGTAGAACCGTCGGTACCAGTTAGTGTGATGCTATTCCCAACAGAAAGAGTCTTGCCGTTTGCAATGGTTAGTGTACCGCCAGTTGTTGGGGTAACAATTAAACCGTTAACCGAAGTAGCAGTAGCAGCACCAATGTTTGGTGTAACTAAGATTGGGCTATTAGCAAATACTAGCGAACCAGAACCAGTTTCGTCTGTAATAACACTAGCCAATTGAGCAGATGTTGTTGCAGCAAACTGACCAAGGTGATTGCCTAGCAGTGCAATAGTGCCTGTTCCGCCTGGGATTGTATGCGAGTTAAGTGTGCCTCCGGTGATTGTCAACGAACCACCAATTGTAGAAGCACCAGTGCCTAGCACGACTAGGTTCTGTTTTACTTGAAAATTGACGTTAGCCATGTAAAGTTTTCCTTTCTAGAAAGATGCCCCCAGCTAAGAAGCATTGCCTATATTTATCAAATCGAGCGTAAAGCCTCGTGCGCACACGCAGCAATTCACCAAACGGAAAGAAGGTCAAACTAAGACCCGATGTGCTCGAGAAACTACAGAAATAGTAGCAGGCAAAGGTATAGTAGGAATGAGGGTCAAAAATGCACTAACCCCAGGAATGAACCCGAAATCAGCAATGTCTCCAATTGTAGATTCTGATACAATGCCACTGCTATTAACAGTAATGCTAGTAAACTGTTCCATAGCACCCGATGTTATATACAGCCGATAGTCTATCATTGAAACTTCTCCTGTATTAAAAGTAGAAACAACAATTAAACCAGACGCGCCAGGGTGTGTGATTTTTGTTTCTACTATTTCGCTATGCGGGTTTAAGTTTGATACTTTGTCGCCGAGAAATTCGAAATTATTATTGCATTTATTAAATGCAACACGAATAGGGTCACCCGTTCCGTCGTTTGGTGTGTTACCTATATTGATAATCTCTATAGTCATTTATAGTTCCCTCACATACGGGTTGCATGCATTTTAACAGCAAATCCCTCTAACACAGTGGTAGTAAACAACAACTGAACATTGCCGGAAGCCAAAGTTGCAGAAAAGTTCCCTAAAATAGGACCAGACCGCATAATTGCATATTCGTTAACCTGCAATGTGGCACCATCATAAAACACGATAACCTTTGAAGACTGACGGCCCGTTGCTGAAGTTATCCTAATTAAGTATTCTGTCGTGTCGAATGTAGAAATGGGAAACGTGTTGATAGTCACTGGGTCCATCGATGCAGTGTACGAAACAGTTGAAACTACAGTCGAGCCCGAAGTGCCGCCATGAGAAGAAATAATTTGATCGATTTCAGCCCTAGTATAAAGTTGCGATCTAGTGTATGTGGTGATCTTGTCTGCTTTTAAATTCAGCGCATCTGATACGGCAGCAGAAAGCGCAACGAGGTCAGAATCTAAAGCGCAGGCTTCGATCATTGGATCGATTTCGGCCTTAGTATAAACATCAACAGCGTTTGCCTTTGTGTTTAATTGGGTGTTAATGGTATCGACATTCGAACTCAACAACAAACTATCTGCTTTTGACAACAACAATGTGTTAATCTGAGAAATCGTGTATGTTGTTGCTTTATCGGCTTTTAGGTTTAATGCATCGGTTGTTTGCGCAGCCAATGCAGTTAACGCACTATTAGAAACTAGCCCACTAGTAGTGGATATAATTTGAGAATCAACATATGATGTAGACGCGGCATTAGCAACATCTGCCACGTTTAAAGTAACCACGCCGGTTTTGCCAGCAACTGAAGTAACAGGGAACGTTACAGAAATTATCCCGACACTATCAACTGAAATGTTACCGCCAACAATAACGCCGCCGCGCGTACTCGTGGTAGCGATAGCCAATGGCGTAATTAGGCCGTCAACATATTGTTTATTAACTAGAGAGTTCGCACTTAAAGAACCACCAGTGTAGGTGGTAGGGCCGGAGATTTCGCCGCCGGCTATTTTGTCTAATGAATTAGTATAAAGCTCAGTGAAGTTATTGTTTACTTTTGTAAACGCAACATGCGGTTCATCGCCGTCGCCGGCGCCAGGCACTGAGTCGATATTAATTATTTGTTGGGCCATAAAGAATCTCTCCGCGAGTTAATTCTAACTATTTAGCAGGAGGCCCAAAATGTATCACGCGGTCATAAAAATAGACAATTGGTACCAATTGTCCGTTTAGATTAGATGATAGTTAATCGCCTGCGTATTTACATTTCTCGTTTTTTCAAAGAAGACTTAGCCATCTTCTTTACGATTTCTTCAGAATCAGTTGGATCAGCATCAACTGTTTTTTCACTAGAATCTAAACTTTTTTCGTCTACATTTAAAACAACAGTGCTCTTATTGTAATTCTTTACTAGTTTTGCAATGGTGGGATGATTCTGTGCAGAAACAAACGTGTGATAATCAAAATTGGCGTAACCAGCATTCTTTACCATGTTAATGATCGAATCGGTATTAATAACATTGTTGCCTGTTTCGTCGTATTCCTGTCGAAGCATCATTAAAACATTCGACAAAGTAGCATACATTCGATCAAACAGGCTCACACCCACTGTCTCTTTTTTAGGTGTAACTAGATACTCTTCGCCTACGATTTCACGCCAGCGCATTGGTTATCCGATCAATTAACGACGCTCACGGCCGCCAGCTGGCATACCTGATTTAATATCATCAGCAGGTGGTTCACCCAAATCATCAAAGTCTTCTTCGCCAGCATCTGCCGTTGCATCAACCTTAGAGTCAACATCGTCGTCAAGATTTGGCTCAATGTCAATTTGTCCAGTTTCTTCGCCAGACAGAACTAAAACTGCCCTGTCAGACGAATCACGAGCGCCAGCAAGTTGCTCGACTACTTGTTTTAGGATTTCACCAACTGAACTAACAAATGTTTCTGCTTCGTTAGCACCAACACGATCACGAATAGTGTCTTTTAGTGCAGGAAGACGCTCATTTTGTAAGCGGGAAACTTTTTCAACCATGTCTTGTAGTTCATCTACAACCTCGCGGGCCGCTAGAAACACTTCTGCGTGGCCGATTTCTGATTCAGTAATTAACGAACCACCACGACTGACGCTAGCTTTGTTGAGCAACATAGAAAGCCCTTCTTTTATCATGAGTAATTCCATGTACCGAGGATTCTTTTCTGATTTGTGGAACTTTGGTGATTTGCGAATCTTTTCAATTGACTCGTTTACCATCTTCAGAACCTTGTTGGCTTTTTCTCGAGACATTTTATCGAATTCGATATTAAGACCGAATCGCGACTCCATGATCTTGTTGATCTTCTTTTTACGAGCAGTGGCACTCATGTTTATAAATTCGTTAAGTTTCATTTTTCAATCCTCGGAAAACACTTCTTTTATTATTTACCAAACGAGCGCAAAACCACTAAACCTTTAATTCTGTAGATGTAAGGTGACAAACATTTAATGCAAAACTTAAAGTACAAATAATGACCAGATCACAGCAATATGTTTGTGATTCGTGTGATTCGACGCCAATAGTATCTTAGCTGATAGAGGAAACCGCGTATTCTTCAGGACACGCAGCAATTCGCCCTTTAACCAACAATAAACGACATTGGCATAGAGCCGTCAATATATTTTCGCAATTCTGTTTCTAGGCCTTCCATTGCTTTTTGGCCCTCTGCTTTCATAGCAGAGCCATTAAGCGTAACAGATCCTTGTGGGCCATTAATGCCGCCGAATTTTTCTCTTGCCTCACCGATTAAGAACTTTGTATTGGCATGTGCGTAATCCATTAACCAAGTAAAAATATTCTCTTCGTTTAACAACGTAATGTCAGATTTTCGAATATTGCATAAAACACCAACATTCTCACCGTTAGCAACAATTCGACGATAAATGTAAAGTTTCTTTGTTGAACGATCAAACGTAAAGTTAATAAATCCGCCAAACATTTTCATGATTAGCTCTTGGTAACCAGCAAATAGTTCATATGTTAAAAGGCCGCCCACGCGACCGGCCGGTAACATGTAGGAATTTAAATACCCCGCCGAGAATGGTTCAAACTGTGTAGTGGCATTGCCAGTAATGTTAGAAACACCATGACGAAACACCTGGCGAACTTCCATTACTTCTTCCGGGAGAATGTACTCGGATTGTTCTCTCACTAAGGACACGAACACTACTGCATCGCGAGTAGAACCAGCCGACATTTGACGATAACGAAGCAGCGATAGGTTGATCGCCATATCGATGTGCTTAAAGTCGGCCTCGGTGTCAATAATACCTTCACCCAAACGCAAGCGAATGTAATTTGCAATCTCGTCTTTAGCTTCTTCTAATGATTTAAATGGATGTGGCATGCATCTATTTATCACATAATCAGGCCACTTTCAATAGCAGCACCTCTCCGGAGATTCGACCAGACAGCCTAGTCTCAACTGCTTTAATGTCTTTCAAGAACTTACGGGCTTGTGTTTTAGTTGTTTTCATAAAGTCACGAAGTTGCTCAGCTGGCTTCCTAAGTGTTTTACACGCAGACTTAACTTCGTCGAACCCAACAATTGAAGCTCCTTTTACACCAAGAGCCCCGATGTGTGCATCAGCAACATACACTCCCAACTTACGACGCTTAGTATCGTAGACGTAGAGCTCAGTAGCACCTAGAATATCAACGGGATTAATACTAACCAGTTTCAGTTGATCGTCTTTGCCGAGAAACTTCAGTTTCGCAACTTGCTTTTCTTTGTTCGGTGCTTTTGGTGCCCGGGCTTTTCGTTGAGTTTTCTTTGCCTGAGAAAACATTTCGGCATCGTTAATAAATGCCTGAAATTTTTCAATCAGTTCTTTGCGTTCCTTCTTGCTCAAAAAATCATATGCTTCCTTTAAATCAGCATCAGTTTCAGCACCAGATAGTTCAGCAATGTGTTTCTGCAACAATTCGACAATTTTAGGTGTCGACGCAGCACTTACGCCGTTCTTTGTAAGGTAGTCAAAAAGTTTGAATTTTGATGTCTTTTTCGTGTAAAACTGGTCAATTTCGCCTTCGATTTCGCCTAAAACGGCTGCTAATTTTTCGGCAATGCGATCTTGGATAGTAGGCCTGTATCCTTCCTTTTTCGCAGCGGGATTGGTAGGGCCAACATTACTCAAATCAAACCCAAACTCTTTAACAATCTCTTCGATCTTATTAAATACATAGTCTGCGTGTTTTTCTTTAAGCGGCATACCAACTGTATGTGCTCTAACGATAGAACACAGTGTAATTGGCGTTAGGCCATCGGGGCTTGCCTTATATGCAGCAAGAACGTCGGGCGGTGTCTTCGTTGAATTTTCGAGCCAACTTACAACTATCTTCTTTAAATCTTTCGACGAATAAAAATAGTTGTAATAGTTAAGACTACTTCTTAGGTGGTGGTCAAACTCATCATCTAACATCAGCATAGCTCGCGCAGTGTCCCACACTGGCTCAGAGCCTAAGTGTTTTTCGTCGCCTGGATTAGACGGACGGGGAATAGCGATTTTCTTTGGTGCAGAGTGCACATGTGGAATTGTCCCTTCTTCGAATTTAAAAGGCAAAGGAACAGACGGTGCTACCACTTCTTTCGGTTTTGGTGTCATGCTGGGCCCTGTGTAGGTTATGATAGAAGTATTGTATTGTCTGGGCCTGTAGTTGTCAAGCGAACCCAGACTTCAGTGTGTTGATCATAATTTGCTGATCAACAGCAACAATTAAGTCATTGATTTGAATGACTAGTTTGTCGATTTTTTTCTTTTTACTGTTGTTCGGTGCTCTGCGGTGCTCAAGCTCAGATATGCTTAATTCTTTCACCAAACGGCTGATAATTGTAACGGCTTCGCTGATGTCTCGGTAGGACATTTTACCAACCATTCTAGCTTGCAAATGAGCAGAAACAACCCCCCAATCTAAGGACGACTGTAAAATTAGCAAATTGGCGTTTCTGTCTTCTGCCATTAAGAGCAAACTCTAGCAGAACAAGCATCGATTGTCAATCGAATTATTTCTTTTCTAGATCTTCAACTCGCTTACGTAGTGCAACAACTTCTTTAGCGAGCTCAACACAGGCAGCCAAGGCAGCGTTGCCATACGCAACACCTAGTATTCCATCAACGTCAGCAATAATTGCCTCAGGCAAGAGCGTCTGTAATGATTGTGCCGACACACCAACTTGACGATCAGTGTCAATGTCTGTTCTAGCATAAGTTCCAGACTTTACGCTTGCTAACCTCTCAACAAAATCAGCCGGAAGTGTTTCCCAATCTTTCTTTAGTTTTTCATCAGAGAAACCATAAACCCCGCCAACTGCTGTAAAGTCGCCGTTAATAGCAAATGTCGCAGCCATTGTGCCGTTTGTTGTTACATTAAGGACGCCAGGTGACGACGAGTATATACCAGTGTTATTTGCGTTTGCAAACGAAATACTAGGGGCAGTTATCGTGCCACTATTAAGCCCACTAACAACACCATTAAAGTTGCTAGAAATATTCAGTCCGACGCGAATTGTTGAAAAACCAGGAATGGGTGTTCCTGGTGTAAATGCAGACCTACTCCAAATATAAACAATGTCGTTGCCAATACGACCTGATAAAATCGTGCGGGCAACTGGAATGGTTTGGTTGTCGTTTACCATTTCTGGTAAAACACCAGTGACGCCCGACCCAGAAGAATACGCCGGTCCAACAACAGTCCAGCTAACACCATTCCAAAGTTTTAATTGCGTATTTGCAGTATCCCACCAAAGGTCGCCAGGCTGTAAATTGCCAGACGGCTGTGTGCCTTGGGCAATTGTAGGATTAATTGCTTTCCATTCGGTCCCGTTCCATGCCCGTAATGTACTATTTGTTGTATTCCACCAAAGCTGACCGCGAATTGGGTTTAGTGGAGCGGTAGTATTAGCAAAGTTCTCTAACAAATGGACAAAATTCTCGTTAATAAACTCGCCGTAACCAGCAAAGTTTTTACCAATGAGGGTTAGGTCCGAATAGTTAGTATCGGTTGTCCCTTCGGCAATTGTTACTAAGTTAGTCCCGTCAGTTTTGGTAATGTTGTACGCCATGTTTTATTGCTCCAATTCTTTGTATTTATCTATGCAGCGCAGGTGATCGAAGTCAGCGTTTGAATTCGTATTGTGTAATCGATTTGAATTAGTCGATTCTGGGATTTTTCGACTGGAGAAAATACCACATGCGTTAATAACCGACCAGTCCCTGGGCCAGCACTAGAATAACCTTTAATCCCCATCTCATCAAACACAAACGAACCATTTAAGTTTTGGCTGTTATCGAATGCAGACTGACCTGCTGGTTCGTTGTAGTCTAGAAAACACGTAATAAGAATGTCAGTGTACATTTTGCCCGGGATGTGGCTCACTACCACTTTATTCAGTGTGGTTTCGTTTAACGGATTAGTATCGTCTACTATTTTGTAATAAGTTGGATTATACAAATCAGCATTCTGATTATTTGTGTTAGTCGGCAAATAAGTAATCACCCCAGTCTGGTCAACCGTTGTCCCCCCGTTGCCAAAGTGCATCTCAGAAATAAACATATCACCTTTATTTGCTAAGTTGTATGCTAGTGCTTCAGACAGGTTCTCATAATTAATGTGATTGCTACCTTCAAACATTACTTCGTTAGCAGTTAGATCGACGATTTTTAGAAAACCAGTAACCTCAATTTTAGAATCTTGTTCCATTTCTGTTTCCATTGATTAGCCTCGCTGTTGCACTAGAATTTCATCAGACAACACATCTTTTATTTTCAAAAAGCCGGTTAGTAAAATTCCTGTTTTTTCATCAACAGGCGGTGCTGTTTTGGCTTCTTCGGTTTTATGTTTTTCGTATTCCATAAAAGTATTTACCAGGCGAGAAATATGGTCACAAAATCAACATGCTATACGGGTAATTGAAAGCTGCGCCCTTAATGAACACTGCCTGTGCTGTAGACGAACCTAATAACCCAGTTCCGTCTGAGATTGCATCTGGATCTGGATCAGGGTCTAAGTTCAACCAAATCATCGGAACATATTGCCCGCCATACACAGTCGGTGGAATTCCTTGTGTATGACGAGAAGCATCGACTACTTTTTCATAGACAGGGACGATTTCCAGTGTTGCCGTTTTTTGTGTTCCGCGACGAATGTTGCTCAATGTGTTTGTTGTATCATCTTTCGCGTAGTATTCAATCCGTTCTGCACCAATGTAAATCACACCAGGGATTAACTTAGACGGATCTGGGTTAGGCAAAACACTAGAGTCACTAACTACAATATTGGCGTCGTCTGCGTGCAAGGGCCGAGCTAGTTCGGTCGAATGTGCGTCGCTTAGCCGCTGATAAGACCACTCGCCACCGTCATTAACCATACGATAGCCATGATATCCTCCCGATCCATCCTCAGTAAAAACGGTGATACTAACCGTTTCAAAACATTGCCCAGGTACTAGCTCTTCTGGTGCGTGGCTATGCCATGTATCAATAAAAGCCCCGCCTGTTATGTTTACATCCTCGAACTGTGTTCCTAGGTTAGCATCAGTAAACGCAGAACCATTAACAATCGAATCGGGCGCATTCCACGGCTGTGTTGTAAATTTTCCGCCTGTTAATTTCACGCCTTCAAAATCAATCCCAGGAACTAAAGCGGGTAGTGATCTTGCAAGGTTCCCAGGTGGTGCAGTGTAAAATGCTTCTAATCGTTCGTTCGCAGTTAGTCTGTTTATTTCTTCTTTACTTAGGTTGTAAGAACCACGTGCACTCAAATCATATGGGAGCGGAGGCATAACGTCGTCAAGGGAAATGCCTAACAAATCAGTATCAACTGTGTAGCTTACCCGATCAAACTTTATAGAAGTAGAGATACTACGAATCTTCTTATTATCGACGATGGGATAGACAACAGCCCCAGTTCCGGTCCCGTGTATGGCGACAACTGGCATTGTTGAATATGACCCGCCGGAAATTATCTCGATCGATAAGAGCTCACCTGTAAAGCCATGTACAATTGGTTTAATAACAGCAGGCGTATCAGTTGGCGCACCTGTTATAACAATTGACAACGACTCCTGATAATTGATACCACGATTAACAATGTTAAATCCAGAAATTTCTAAGTTATGATTCTCTTTCCAGGCCTGATACTCTGGAACTATTTCGAGTAAGACGTCGTCCCTGGCATGTTCGTTATTTGGGCTACGCCATGTTTTTAATTCCTTATCGTAATAAGAGGGGAGATCAAAGTCAGTAGCACCAACCTCTAAGTTGTCTGCCCCAGAGTAGTTGATGGTATATTCCCTAATCTTGGTTCGATATGGCTTCACCTCATGAATATAGTCGGCATAATACACTTGGTTATCACGAATATAAACAGGATGCTGGTCTAGCTTTCTTAATTTATGATTAACAGAAATAAAGCTGGTCTTAAATACCCAGTCTACATTCTTTTGCTCTGCTAGAACATACTTAATTAGTATGAAAACCAAATCAGTGAACTTACTTGAATACTCGTTAATTAAAATCTTTTCTCTGAAAGCCTTAATAATTGCCTTAAAGGGTATTGCAATGTTGGAATCGAGAGCGCCAACACCAAACATGCTATTATCAAAACCTTCAACTCGATAAACATCAGAGAGCAAACGAATAGTTCCGTTCTGAACAGCAACAGGCGTTCTGCTAAGGTCGGACTCGATCCTGTAAACAACATAATTCGACTTAAAGCCGTTACGGACAAAAATGAGCTCTCCTGGTTTCACGTCTAATAACAATGAATCCAACGGAGTATCAACCACATAGTCAAATTGTTTATTTCGGTCATAATCAACTGCAAACCAGTCAGCAAATGCCCAGAGCTCGTCTGTTTTATACGACTGAGACCTTACGGTCCTGAGGCTGTCATTCTCGACAACATGGAGTGTCCATCTTCCTAGGTTCTCAGAATCCGACTTAATTAATAGTCTAGTCCCGTTCGTAAACACCGTTGGGCCAATGTTTTCCCACGCCTGATAAGACCCGATTGCAACATCATATTCAGAGGCAGGAGGCAAAGGTTCACTTTGATAAAGTGGTGTTAGGTCAGTTGTTGTTGCAATTGGTATTTCTGCACAAAGCTTGTTCAAGAAATCAACAGCAACCTTTACGGCCGATCGTCTATTAACAAACATCGACTGGCGCGGGTTCATTGCGATACCATATCGCTGTGTTGCTTTTAGAGATGGGTCTGGGACTACGCGATTATGTCTATCTGCACCCGTTAAGCTGTCGATTAACTTTTCAACAAAGGCTTCAGGGAATGTATATACTGGGTTTTTTTCTTGTGCAATAGCATATTCGGTGTGAATCGGTATAGACTTAGATCCGCACGAATCTGCCACGTACTCTATGCGCAACACGACGTTTTCAGAATCTAAAAATGCCCCAGCGCCGTAAAGTGCAAAGGAATTAGAGGAAGTAAATGCAATAAAAGGAATGCCGGCGGTTCGCGGGGACTGAATGCTATTTGCAATAAAATCAGTCGACATTGATTTAGAAAACGGGTTGTCTATTTTGTGCGATACCCAAAAGTAGAAAGTATTCTTAATCACACCGTCAAAATTAACCTTATACCCAACTGAGTAATGTGTGTCGTTTGGCTCCTTTGGAGTCCCTGCTAAGCCCGACAACAATGCATACTCAGACGGTAAAAGGTCGCTTTCAATCCATTCGTACACATCAATGCTCGACTTATCAAAAAGCTCTCCCCAGTTGTTCATGCGATGGGCAATGCTTCCTTGCTCGTATTCTGCAAAACGGGCAGTTGATAGGTCCCACCACACTGTGCCTATTTGAGGTTTTCCCCAAGTATTAACGCTAGAAGAAACATTAACTGTTTGCCCACGATTGTATTGTGCAGGGTCGTGCTCAGCTACAAAATCAATATTCTCCCTAGCAATGCCGAGGATCTTACCTTTTGCTGGGTCAATAATGTCTAGGTTAACGATGGTTTCATTTGTTTTTGTATTATACAGAAACACACGATTAACCAATGTGTAATCAACCTTTTCGCTCCATTCATGCTTCTTAACAAAAGCAGATTGTCTAGTAGCGGTAACTAATACAGCTTTGCCTGAATCAATAACAGAAGCATTGTGTTCGTGGCTTGGCGAACCAATTAATAATGTGTTGTTACCGAAAGACAGCGAATGGCCGAAATTGTCCGAGGTTCGGACAGTATTATCGTGTACTGTTTGGACAAACGAAAAACGATGAGGAAACATGTAGTTGTTTCGGGGGTCTTTAACTTTTTCAAACAAATAAACAGCGCCCGAAAAATGCACATAATCATAAATTCGCGTAAAGTCGCCGTCAATTTTCAAGTTCCCGTCGTCGTATTCTGTAACATTTGCTGCATCTGCATTTTTAGATGTAATTGCTAAAGTTTGCAAAGTATCTGAGTACTCTAAAACTGTACCGAACACCTGGCCGCTATTAGAGTTAACATCTGGTCTATCAACTACTTGGGATTCTACAAACGTGTTGAAATTTAATTCATAATACACGTTGCCTTGGCCGGGTGTGATCGAATAAGCACCTGTTATTACGATACGATTATTAGTTGCACGCGCAGAGACCCCAGGGATATTAGCTACATCGATGTCGTTAACAAGATCGCCTATGCTGCTTCCAGTTGAAAACACTTCAATGTTATTAATAAGCAAAGAAGTGGCAGGAGCAATAGTTGCAGATTCATTAACAGCCTCTACGTACTTAAACTCTTTAAGCCTATTTGTGAAACTAAAAACAATACCATTGTGATATGTAGCTGAATTCCAGAACGGCGCCGAAGCAAAAACATTATCCCCGTTACTTGATATTTCGACTGCATACCCAAATTGCATGTCTTGTTTTAATTTCGACGGTAGCAGGGTTGAATGTAATGCAAAATTGCTTGTCTCAATTAGAATAGTATCACTCGCCGGTGGCACCGACGTAAATGTTACTACGTTGCCAGAAATTGTATAATGAGCATTAAGTGTTCTAATGGTTCCGTTGACAAAAACATCACTTACAGTGGTTCCAGTCGGTAAGCTGATAGATGACGCAATGCCGTCTGTAATAAACGAATACGCTTTCCTACAAATAACCACCACCTTACCTGCATTAAGGAATGACTGGGAAAACTGACTAACAGTACTATTTGGTGACCCCACAACAATAAGCGAGCCATCTGATGTTGTGGCAACAGAATTTCCGAATTTCTCGCCTACGTCTACGTTGTAGTTTGTGCAGTCTAAGGTCTCTATTAGCACATAATTACTATTAACATCTTTATAGACAAACACTAAACCAGCATCAACTGCCGACACATATAGCCAACGACTATCGCGCGACATTGCTACAGCATGGCCGAATTTTCCGTTGAGAACAGGACTTTCGATTACCTGAATTTGGGTTATCATCCCACTATTAATTCGATCGTAAACAATAACACGACCGTTGTTACTGTTTGATTCTGACGCACCAACAATTAACCTGTTTTCGCCAATTGCCATCGAGTTGCCAAAATTCGATGTCGAAGCTATAAGTCCAGCCGACAATAGAACTCTATCAACTGCAACTGATTCGTTGTATAGATCAATGTAATTTCCAGTTGGCGATGCTGCATAACTAAACTGACCAGTCGAGTCGACTATAACTGAATATCCCTGTTTAGCATTTGCAACTGTATTAATCGGAAGTAAATCTCCAACCTTTTTAAAGTGTGTGTCTTTCTCATAAACAGCCCATTTCTTATTTTCGTTGCCAGTGTTGTCTACCCAAACACGCTGGATATTATCCCACTGGGAATACTTTTTCATATCTGCGGTTTCCGATAGGTACGCAAGTCGAACAGAATTCATCGTGCATACAACGCCTTTGCCTTCGATCTCAGCATTACTTAAGCTATGCTTACAATCTAACAAAAACTCATTTAGCGACAAAATGCGGGCCACTGTTCCGAATCCATCTACCGCAGAAGAAACCCCACTAATAGCAATCACATCACCAACCGACAGCCTGTGCCTGTTCTGAGTTAATACAGATAACTCAGAGTCACTTGCTCTCTTTGCGGAGATCGTTTGTAATGGCGACTCATGAACTCGTAACACGTCCCAGTCTTGAACTTTATTTTTAGCAACCCAAACAGTAAATCCGTTTTTCAGGCGATCAATATACTGATTAAGTTCGGTGATATTTCGAATATCAAACAACGTCGCGTCAACGTCATCCCGGCGGACATAGCCGGCCGTTTTGAGGTCGAATTCATAAACACTAGAATCATCCCGAATATTCAGAAAGTTAGGCTCGTATACAAAGGGAGACTTGTATAACAATTTGTTATCAACTTTGAAGATACTGCCAGTTGGAACACCCGAATGTATCGTAGAGGCCCCTGTATTATTGACCAACTCGAATCCAACCGGATCAGAAGAAATGTTAGACACAGATGGCATAGAAACCTCGAAGTACTGGTTACTAGTTACTCCGCCGTACTCGCCAACTTTAATTCCCCATTCTTCGTAAATTTCGATGTCGTTCACTAAAGTATTAAACACGCCACCAGACAATGCAACAATCGCACTATTTGTTCCTTTATCATGAATCATCCCTTGGTAGAACTTAATCTGAGTATTAAGATCTAATCCCAGGTCAGACAAGTAGCGGCGGGGTCTGAATCCGATTAGCCCTTTGGCAAAAATATCAGTGTTTTCATCTAACCCAAACGCATCTATATCGTAAAAGCTAGTAAATTTTTTCGCATTTGTTGCAAAGTTTTGTATTAAGCCAAACCTATGTTGTCCTTTGTCAGTTAATGCCCATTTGCTTACATCGAACGACTCTGCTGCATTAATCTGTTCATTAGCAACATAGAAGTTTCCTTTATTTTCTACAATGTCCCCGCGGCGATAGTCTTTTCCTGCTTGCCATTGTTGTATTAGGTCGGCATTAAAGATGAAGCCGGGTGGATCAAACTTACCTGTCCAGTTTAATGTCTTTGAACCAACAACTCGTAAACGGAACTGACGGTTGCCTGTTTCTGGTAGATAGACAACATCGTTAAACATTGTTGTATTGTCAAACACAATAACATGTTCATGCTGAACAAGATGTAGTTCAGCGAATGCAATCATTCGATCATCTGTAATTAATTCAAACTCGTTTTCTTCTCTAACAGCAGTAAAGTTCGAAGAGTTGATGACAGTAAAGTTTTGATCGAGGACGCGGGAGCCTAACGGGTTATTGTCTACTTCCGCAACAACTAGGTTACCGTTCGCATAATTAAGCTTATTGAATGTTGGACTTAGGGCGATAAGTGCGTTCTCTCCCCACCCTTGCTGAGACCAGACCAATAGTTCGCGAACAGATAATTCCCAGTTCTGTGGTAACTTAAATGCTTCGCTCCAATCGTCAAACTTAAATCCAATAGCAGCAAGATAGTTTCCGTAGCTCATTAAAAAGTTAGAAACTTCCTGCAATGTATCAAACACCGTGCCATAAGGAACATACTCAGGAAACGGGACATACTTAGAATAAATTGCAACCTCGGTGTTTAACACCTTAACCCCATGTGCAGTTGAATTGACATCAACTGGAAGAACAGTAAAGAACGGGCTAATAGTGTTGTATCCCTTCACCAAAAAGCCGGTCCCTGATTTTTCAACAATAACCGCACTGTATGTCACTTTTGAAAGTGGTATCGAGGTGTGTAAGAACACCTTCATGTTCTCGTCTGGTAACAAAACGGATTCATTAATACTGCTAGGACTAGATTGATCTGCAAATACTTGCAAATACTGTGGGTCAGTATATCCAGCAACATTGTAACTCAAACGAACATCAATTGAATCTAAAAGATCTTTAATCTTCGTACGGCCGTCGATTCCCAAAGAGATTAGGTAATTACTAATTAGACTCAAATAGCCGCCAGTGTAGACGTTTGGTTGTCCGTTTACTCTAACCTCATTTGGCCGAACAAACTGACCTTTAGTATTCGTTAACATACCTCCTGTTTCGTTACTCGGTTGGTATTGTTGCGTATCAGCAAACATACCAAAATACCTTGCTGGCTGCATTAATGCAATTGCAAACTGTACTGCGTATGGATAATCCGAACTGCGGCGCCACGCGGACTCAACTGGCGCAACATCGCCGAACGAATAAGGATTAGAAAAATAAGCAGGATTGTACCCAAGCACCGCAAACTCGGCTGGTGATTTTAAGTTACCAAACTCATCAACAGGAATAGTATTAGTGACACCAGGACGGGCCAACGACGAATAAACGCCGGCTGTTGGGCCATCTACAATCCTGCCGGCTTCGATGTCTCGCCACATCACTAAGTTTCCGCCAGTGTATGGTGCTGGACCATAGTGTCTTTCCCACCAGTTTGGTTTCTCAGAGAAGCCCAACATGACCCAGGGTTCAATATGGGGGGCATCAGTATCAAAGAAGTAACGATATACGCCGCGCCAGTGGCCGGGTAACCGTTCGCCGTCGATCTTATCAATGTTGCGTGAGTAGTTCCATGACCACGGATCATTCCCATTGAAGTCTAGGTTAGCATTGTAATTAATACGATAGTTGCCAACCCAGCGAAGGAACTGACTTGCAATAATTGAATTAAACTCATCGCGATTATACCCGCCGGCTTCTCTAAACTTACCAGGAACAAACTCAAACAGTTTGTCCATTGTCATCGCAGTTTTAATCTTAATATTGTTGTAAATTCTCTTTTCTAGTTCTAACAAGAGGCCGTCGCGGAAATCATTAAATGCAACTGTGACACTACCGTCATGCCCAATAATAACATTTGTTGGTTCGCGATATGTGTTATCGAATCGAACCTCAGGAACAAAAGCAGGATATAGCCCTAGCTTGGTGGGCGTCTCTGGAATATAAGAACCGTCAGTATCAGGATATTCGGCAACCTCAATAACATCATCTAACTGTAACTCTACTTTGAAAGAAACAGCTTTAGTGTCTGTCCTAAAAACATAATCGCGATCACGAATTAATTGCTCACCGTTTAAATAAACAATTACAGCACTATGGTCAATAGTCGAAGAGTTAAACGATGTCGTGACCTCATAATCCACCAATTCAGTGTTTAATACTTTGTAGATTGTAACTGTTTTCGTTTTACCGTGTGCAACCATATCGCTGCTAAACCACGGGAACGCACTATTTTTAGCAGCGTTCATTAATGATAAAATCTCATCAACCCCAGTTTTAGGTTCGCGGGCAGATCTAGTCGTTAATGTTGCTGCTGTCTCTAAAAACTTATTCTTAAATCGGCTATATTCGCGTTGGGCGAATGCTACACTGTTTGCAAAGTTTGCAACATCGTGTGTTAAAAACAACTGTGAATAAACAACTGGCGCTTCGTGTTGTAAAATGTTGCCGGCAATGTCAGTATAATCAGTATCGCGAACATTACTCGAACCGGGGATTGTTCCAACTAAGTCGTGGACGTGCTCACCAATAGTAGAAAAGTGGTTACGCATTTGCCCCAATGTTACTTGGCGGAAGACCTTGTTTAGTGCATTTAAATCTAAGTTACGAGGAATCTCATAATAGCCAATAGACGACGGCTTGTTTGCATAAACAATGATATCAACTTTATTGGCACCTGCGCCTTTAGACTCGTATTGTACTGTACAATAGATACCTTCTTCGCTTTCCGTAAAAGTGGCGTTAGTGTGTGGTAAGATTTTACCGTTTACAATAATCTGAATGTTTGTTTCGTTGTACCGCACTGGCATAACATCTAAGCGGAATCTACTCTCAGATGTGTTTTCAAACGTAAAAATTTGTCTTTGTTTTGTTTTCTCTGTAACCTTTGTCCAAGGACTAAACCTTAATAATGATCGATCTGAAACATTAATTTGTGGAATAAAGAAATCGGAAGTTTTGCTCTTAACCTCTGAAATAAACTCTGCTGTTGTTGCTGATTGTTTATAATACCTAAACTCATCAACTTGATGATAATTAGTAAACTCAATGTCGCCAATTGTAGAGAAGTTACGATACTTAATCGGGAATCCCAAAAATTTATCGATTGGCGCCGAGGTTGTTTCTGAGTAACCAAATAATTTACTGCCTTGGAAGTTTGTCCCGGGGTACAAAACTGGATCAGAGATAAAATTGCCATTAATGTCCATCAACGTAAACGTAGGTATTTGATTTGCGAATTGTTTACGTTGCCCTTCTACCCACCTTTCGCCATTGAACCAATAATTAACCCCGATGTATTTGCCAGCAATTGGAACTATTACATCAAATTGCTGAAGTTGTTCTTCGAACGGGATTAAATGAATTTGCTCGCGATTATCAATGAAAACTAATTCAATTTTGTATTTTTGATTCCTTACTACTGGATCATCGTCGTTTGCGAAAACAATAACATCGCCTGTTTTAACAGGAAACCCATCAATTTCAAAAATCGTATTTTCTTCGTATTCCTTAAATGCGTCAGTTTTTTCAAAAATCAGATGTGTAACATAACTGCGGCCGCGTCGGCCATAGTTGTAAAGTAGCAAATCTGCATTAAACTCTATAATCGGACGAACTGCACGAATGCCCCGGTGTGATGGGTTAACATTAAGGTCGGGTTCGCGTCCGTTGTACCGGGCCGAATCATTAATTACATCCTCGTGAACCCAACGGTTGCTCCGCGACCAAGAGTTCTTATCAACCGATGACCGATTAATAGTAATGTACTCCGGAGATGTTAAGGTTGATAAAATTGCATCAAACCGATCCACATCAAAATTATAAAGGTCAAACGGAGTGTCTTTATACATCCACATTAATTCAGGAGTAAACATCTCAGAATCTGCAATTAAGCGAATGCTAGTGCCAACGCCCTCAACGTAATACACTTGACCAGCATATTGCTCTGGTAATGTTTGCGTTGGAAATCGCACTCGCATTCCATTGCTAAAACGAACACCATTTGGACTTACGTAGGTTCGCTGGCCGATTATGTCGCTTTCAACGTCAATGCCGGCGGTAGTGGGATCCTTAATTTTAATTTTGCCGTGATGAAACAACGAAGATTCATCTACATAGTACAATTCGTCCATCGAGGCCGTGACTTGTTGCATTACTTGAAAGTTACCGAGCGAATCACGATAATACTCTAACCCGCAACGAGTCTCACCATTACTAATGAACACTTTTTGATTCCTGCTTAGTTGACCGATGTTTGTTAATTGCATAACATAGTCAGTGTCGGGGTCGCCAGAAAGTGGAATTAAGTTTAAGCGCCAAACAGATGCACGCTCAACAAGCGGAACTAGACCACCGGCACCGCTGTAACCAGGAACAGAATCAAAGTTTCCGCCGAAATTAACGGCCGGGTCCCAGCGAAGATCTTCTTCTTCGAATCCGCTAACAAAAACAATTGTCTTGTTTTCCAATACAGCAGTTGTACCATCTAAGCCAGGGAAATTACTCCTAAAAGACGACAGCAGATGATTGTGGATTTGGTTGTACTGAATTGTAGTTGCGTAATCAACTACAGGGTGGGGATCATACGGTGCGATATTAGCGAAAAACATCTGCTCGTTCTGTCGCGGAACCGAGAATGTAATGATGCCGTTTTTAATACCGTTGTTAGTAACACCAAATACTTCGCGAGACGAGATGTTACGCGATCCTGTTTTGAACCCAGCGGGATTAGCGTTTGTTTGAATCCAAAAACGGCTATCTTGATTAACGATAAATCGATATGTGTGACCACGAAGTAAAATTAACTCTGGGTTCCTTGATCCAAAAATACCAGACACCGAAAACGAAGACTGTGTTTTTTGGAATACAAATTCACTAGAAGTAGGCGCGTCACTTGTATAGATGTTAACGATTTCGGGGCCGTCGGGCATCCACCAATATTGATTAAAATTAACTAGTTTATCGAGATCAACTAGATTATTATAAGATGTCGACGCGCCTGCAAATAAACGAGAATGGTTTGTAACATCGCCGCCGTAAAACCCAATCTTATTAATTAGATCAACATATGTTGCGTGGTGTTTTACATCACCATTACTGTTTTCAATCACTAAAGCTGGCTCTAGCTGATAGTTTGTCCTATCAGTGGTTGGCTCGAGAAGATAGTTGTCAGCGGACGAATATGTTGGTGCTACTTTTCGCCCGATGTAGCCGTTGATTTTCTTGAACTCTGGATCAGTTACTAATTGATCGAGCGTAGCGGACAGGAATTTTCTGTTTGCTGGCGAGCGGAAAACTTCGGGAAGAAATTTAGTAGTTTTAAGGGCCATTGTTGTTCCGTAAGATAGAAGCTAACTATCTTGTATTTACCGGAGAAAAAGTGGCGGGTTTTAGACTAGACTACAGTCTTGACTCAATTGCTGAGAGGGTAACTGCATTAATGATCTCGATGTCATTTACTGTAGCACCACTAACTAGCATTTCGCCTGGGGTGGCATTTACTTGGTATAAACTACCAAAATAGCCGTCGGCCGATTTAGGCACCAAGATCACACTTGAGATCATATTAATCATTTTCGAATGTAGATATGCAGATAACTCACTAAAATAAAAAGTATCGCCGAGGTCTCGGTTATTAACATCGAAGTAATTATTAATCTCTAAAACCATTTTTGACTTCACGTCATTATCACTTACTAGTGCATTTAGATTCTTAACAACCTTAAATGTGGCCTGCAAACTAGGATCGGCCCTTACACCAAACAGCGGTTTGAATTTTACTGCATTATAAATGATAGTATCAGATACGGGTTTGTAGTTTTCAATCTCGCTAAATTCAATCGACAATTCTTCGTTGGTGGGCGCAACTGGCTCTACCATTTCATTTGTAGCATCATGTAACCAACGACGATAATCTTCATCGTATTGCCGTGTGAGAATATACATGTCGATAATATTAATTGGGCTCGGGTCAATTCGTCGATAATTCGAACTGTTATGTCGATAACGAAACTGTATGCGATCCCTCCCAACCTTTGCGCTATATTCAGTTGATATATCTCTTACAGAACGAACACTATCAACCGCCTCATCAATTACATAAAACTCGTCTGAAGTCGGAACATAAAAACGCTGACCAGCCTCGTAATACATGATATTTGTTGCGATGTAACCAACCGAGCCCACTACAACAAACTGATTTGAATCAACCAATGTCTCCTTTATAAACTGATCAGTTGATGGTTCGATCTTAAAGAATACAAACTTACGATCTGGGTTGGTGTCAGGAGAAACAATATCAACGAACGCATATGGATTATCGGGTTGACCATCAATGTTTGTATCTGGGTATGTAATATAAATTCTGTTATTTGCAACATACCCGTCGGCGCCAATGCTATTTTTATAAACGCTCCAATTGTAATCAAACTCTAACGGATCGTTAGAATCTGGCTTTGAATTGCACTTCAATACAGTGATGTGGTCCTTAATCGTTTTGCCGATCTTAGAATCATAAACTAGCACATCTTCATCAAAATAAAACTTAACCAGTTTAGCACTTTCAAAAACATACTGAGTTGTTCTGAACATTACATCATACGACAATCCATTATAAACAAATGCAATCATCCAAGAACTATCAAGGTTATTCCCCGACGTATCTTCTGTGTTATTAAAACTAAAACCATTTGTTAGATTGAGATCTTCTGCTTTGATAAGCTGCCAAGACTGTGTGTTTTTGTTAAACAGCAATCCAAACGTTTGAAATGAATCAACATAAGATTTAGTTAGTGCTCTAACAATATCTGGGCTTGGGTTTGTACGCAATGCAGGGATTACCCTTTCTACAATTGCACCGGACGGAACTTTAATATTCAATACAACAGGAGCGGTCCCGTCGGCATAAGTGCCAGTGCCCATTGCGGTCCCATCGCCCTTAACTGTCATTACTGTTGCGTAGATCGCATAACGATCATTTTCATAACGAGGCGATCCGGCCACCAAATCATTATGGGTATTGAAATAATGTCCAGCTGGCGCAACAAACTTAACAACAGAACCGGGGCGAATATAGCGGGCAGGTGTTGTCGTGTTATAGCCCAACTGCCGAGGTGTGTTATCACCACTATCGTAGAAGAAACCATACGATTCTGCTGTCATGCGATTAATTAATCGCCAGCTACACAATGGCACTTCATACGAGGGATAGTTGCTATAGTAAAAGTGCAACACTTCTTTAAGATTGAGAATCTGCGTTACCATGTCGAACACTAGTTTGTTGGCCTCTGTTAGTGTAGAGAAACTAATAGACGCAGACTTAGTTACAGTGTCTTTGAAAAGTGCACCATCATTAGCAAAAATGTCGGTACTAGAGTATTTCCCAGTTGGGTCAATTACATCTAACGATCGGCTAATGCCGCTGCTCGTTCTGTTGACGGCTTTAACTTTAATGATGTTCGAAAAGTTTGCAAAGGGGAACAGGTTATAGTCTTCCCCTGTGATCATCCTGTTTTGTGTGTAATAGTTCTGCGGGGCACGACGCCGAATACTATCGATTGATTCGCGCGGCGACGCATTTGAAATGGTATATCTCAAACTAGCTGTTAATGTTAGTGTTTCAACCCTGCCAGCGCGACTAATATAATTCATCGAAATGCGAACATTTTGCATTTCGTCTGCTGTGATTTTATAACTGTTATTTGCAGAGGTCCGATAATATAATGTATATGTCCCGCGTGGGATATTAGCAAAAGACCCGTCGCCAAACACCAGATCAATTTGATCGTTTGTTTTAGTTACAACCTGATATAGGTCACGAACATTGCCTTTATTATAGATAATGTTTGTTCCAGAGATAGCAGGAACTTGTTTCCATTCTTTACCAATTGACCCGTCGCTATTGTTTTCGTATAGCCACACATCTGAATTGTTAACATTATTAACACTGATATTAACAACACGATTAGCCAATGCTTCTTCTAAAGAGAAATTAACTGTGTTAAGCTCGCCCTGTTTGAAATAAACAAAGAACCCGGTATTAACACTTGTGTTGCCGTTGTTGTCATTTCGATATAATACATTAAACAACTGAGTTGGCCTCGGCTGTCGCTCGTAAATGTAATTGGCACCAATGCTAGTGGCACTGACAACCTCAAACGGATAACGAACGCCGTTAATTGATGCATTAAATGCAAACACAGGCCTAGTGTTGGTGGTTAAGTTTAGTGTGTATTCGTCTGTTTGAATGCCGTTGATTTTTTGGCCATTTCCGGGCTTGCCAATTATTTGCGAGTCGACCAATGCAGCATTGAAGATAATATTAAACTGTTCTTGCCAGTTGTCATTTGTTGTATCATTCCAATAGACCGGAATGTTTGAAATCGAAATGCCGTCTGAATCACGCAACGTTTCGGTTGTGCTGATTGTTTCGATCTTTAAAAATCCGCTAGCACAAATTGCCCGCCTAGGATTATAACTAATTAGGCGTGCTAGTTTAATAATAGAGTCACGACGTTCTGCTGTGTCTAAAAAGTTTTCGCGAGCATTTAAATCAGTCCTATATGCTAGGTTCTGACCCATGTATGCAATTAAGTCAATTAACGCAACATACTCAGACGACTCGATGTAATCGTTGAAATCCTCTGGGTAGTGAATCTTCAAATAATCAATCATTGCTTTTCGCAACGATTCAAAATCGTAGCTACGGAAGTCGGCGTTTTTAAATGTACGATAAATCTGACGCCAATCTTCGGCTGCTAGAATATCAACTTTCTGAAGGGAGGTGTTTGACATCTTGTATTTACCGTTGATTATTCATGAAGAAACGGAAGCTGAATAAACGCCCGCTGGCCGCCCGGGAGATAGATTAGTTCTAACTCTACCATAATCCCGTGGGTGTGTTCAATAATATTAATGTGCTCAACAGAAATGCGCGGATCATAATTTACAATGCGTTTGATGTCATCAACAATTACCTGTTTACTAGTTTCGTTTAATGGTTCAAAAATCATACTCCATATAACTGAACCAAAGTTTGGGTTCATTAACTTTTCACCCTTACGAATTGAGAAATGATTTATCAGGTCGCGTTTAGCCAAATCAAAATCACCAACCTTAAAATATTCGTTGCTGAGTAATGTAGAAAATCCACGATAAATTGTCATAGTTTGTTTTCCTTATCTTCTATCATTAGAAGAACCAGTGTCTGGTGGTCGGCGGGGAGACTGTGGGACAGATGTTATCATTGTCGACTCTGCACCTTTGACTGGGCCTTTTGCCCCAGACAGCTTTCTCTTATGTACTGGGCTCGGTTCATGAGTTGGGGCGATTGTGACTATACTCGATACGCTGCCAGGGACATCTGAATGCGAAATACTTATTAGGCCGCTGGGTGTAGGCACGGGACTCGTGCTCGGTGTGGACACAGATGCCCCGCCCGGTGAAATTGGTGTCGACTTAACAGGACTGCCAGATAGTGTTAACTCGCCGCCAGCAGCAATGTTGTATGCTCCGCCTGCTTTTGTTTTAACACTTCCGCCGTATGTGTGTAACGAGCCCGATGCTTTTTCGGTAATATTTTGAGCATCTAATGATATACTGTTTGCAGATTGGTTAAACGAGTTGGCAGCTTTTGCTTTAATATCGTTGCCGTAGATGTGTAATGTTTCAGAGGCCTTTTCGGTTATGTTACGAGCATCTAACGTTATGTTAGCTGCCTTTTGGTTAATGTTTCCAATTGCGTTGATATTGATGTTTTTGTCAGAGTGTAAATTGAGGTCACCTTTAGAACGAACACTAAATGCGTCATTTGCAAAGATGTGGATCTTTCCGTCTTCATCAAATTCTAACCACGCTGTTCCGTTTAAATTTGCAATATAAAGAACCTGCTCCGAGTCATTCATCATGATTTGATGGCCGCCAGCGGTCCTGAGACGGATTAACCGATCTTTATCATCGGCATCGCCGTCATCCATAACAAAGGTGTGACCACCTGCTCTCGATGTAACAGTCCCAGTTACGCCACCGCGTTGTAGAGGGCGGCCAGGTGTAGACCACCCAAACACCCTGCTAGGACTTTCACGATGAGAAGAACTCGTAACAGTGCCGCGAACAGTGTCGTTAAGTAAGCCCTGTTTTTTTAAAATCTCAACCTGTGTGTTATGTGGGGGCTTCTTATTAAATGGAAATGTAGAATAATCATTAACAGAACTGTTATATTGATTGTGCTCACTCACTGGAACCTGCGGTGCTCCACTGGGTGATGTCACGCTAGAAGCCGGTACCGATCCTAACCCGGGAACCATAAAATGACTAACAGTATTGGGAACACATGCAAACCAATACCCGCGAGCAGGATCGCCAGCGACGAATGTAATTAAAACGAGATTATTAATATCAGGACTAGCTCCCCAAAACCCGTAAGTATGGTTTGTTCTGCCGAACTCGTTGTCCGTTGGCGGATTCCCAGGAAACGATGTCGCACCAAAAAAAGGACTAGCATATGACACTGTCCTCCAGAACGCAGGGTTATCTTCTTCGCCGCCTAGGTCTGGTAGCCACACCTGCAATCTTCCTCTTCGCATAGGATCGACATGATTTTTCACAATGCCGATATAAACACCATGCATAAGATTGATACCAGGGGCCGCTGTTCTAGCATAACTTGGTGCAATTTGATTCTGAACTCTTTTATCAATCGACATAGTTTTCTCTTGATGTGCTTATGTGTTCATCACTGGCGGTAAGTCTCTTGACGTTTCAACGTCTCTTCGTATATTTCCCACTTGGTCGGTATCGACCTTAGGTTGCTGCATTGTGTCAACTGGCCCTAACGGAATTTGTCGTATAGGTAGGGCAGTTGGCATATTGCCGGTTATGTTTGCAAGAGAAAGCCCACCAACGTCTACAAAGTTATCATTGCTGCTACCAGATGCTGCTTTTGCTACCATATCGTTTACATTAGTGTTAATAACCGAAGCAGATGTTGCCTTTATTCCAAAATCCAACGAGATCTCATCTTGCAAGAATTTCCAATGGGTCGCTCCGCTGTCATTGCGGCCGCCCGATGGCGCTTCTGTTGTTTGGTCTTGTTCTCGCGTACTTTCAAAATTAACCTGCCCTGGCATCCTAATCAACTTCAGTGTTTGTTCAAACCTTCCGCGACTAAACTGACTCGTAACCTGGATAACTGCATAGATGCCGCTAAATGCATTTGGTCTCGGGTCGAGTCGCATTACGCCAGTTGATTCATCATAATCAGTCAATGAATTAAAAGTAAGTGAGACGAAGATTTGTCCCAAATCAGTAAGGATCCCGCCCGTTTCTTTGTCAAACGGAAAATTAGGATCGAGTTCTAAATACTTAGTAACAGGATAGTATAGCGAGTCTTGTTTAATAAACGAAGGGTCACCTAATATTCTGGCTTCAACAGATAACATGTCTGCGTTATGCATTGATGTCAGCATCGTTCTAGTCATGTCGTCTACTTTAATCTGAATGGAATCTTTATTAGGCGACGTCAAGCCAGTGCCGTCTGTCCTTTTAAAAACAACGGGGTTAACAGACAAAACATTAACTTTTTCTGCCTCTCTTAATCCCTCGTCGGCACTACTATCGTCAACACTAAGATCGGTTGGTTTATTTTTAATACTTTCCGATTCAATTCGACTAGGATTAGGTGTAAGGTTAATATAGTAAGATGTGTTGAGCTGAATATCCCACGATAGAATATCCTTGTTTTTTCCGGTGAAATAAAACTGATAGTCTCGCACTGTATACTTTTTATCGGGGATGCCTTGTGGTGCATACGGGTACTTCTTATTCCACTGTTGATACTTTGAAATATGATAGATAGTTTTCGTAGCATACGTGACGCCATTAACACCTATAAGCTCAGTTGATGTTGTGACACGATACCACTTTATCGGTTGATTGTTCTTTAATAGCTCAGCCAAGACCTTCTTATCATTTGTTGCGGCTTCATTGATAATAGATCTTGCGTACTCGGAATGGTTAAGCACTTGACTAATGATTGCCAAGATCGAGGTTCCGGCATTAACTGGATAAAGTGTTGCAGTTGCGTCTGGTTGTTTTAAAGTCCCAGACAGCGGATCAAACACGATACTATCGGCTCTTAGTTCTTTAGGGACAACGATGGCAGACGATTCGATCTCCGGATCAAACACAAACTCTATCTCATTGGGTATCATGTTTGATGCCTGTGCAACCCGTCTGTTCCAATCATTAATTGCATTTGTGAAACTAGTTACAACATATCGGGGCTTGGGGGTTGCTTTCGTGTCGCCGTCGGCGGTTTTCCTACCGTCGGGTACGTTAGTTTCTTTGGTTTCCCGTTGGTTATCTTGCACTGCCCGATCAACGGCTGTTCTATCTAGAATGTTACCGGTTATACCAAAGAAATCTTTAACTGTAGCGGCAGACACGCCCAAATTAACCGGAACCGTTCCTAGGGTTTGGTTTAACCCAGCATCACTTGCCGCAACCGCAGATACTTTATACTCAGTGCCACGGTGGCTAGTCGAAATGTCAACAGACGTAATAACAATAGGAATGAATTTTCTTAGAAGAGGAATAGACGTAGGCGACGGAATACCTTCATCATCATAGCCAAAGAAATCAATCTGTATTAAGTATCTAGCACCAACATAGCTAACACCGTATTCATGCGCAGCGTAGGTTAATCTACTTAGAAAAGATAAACCAAACGGCTCAGCAACTGTAAAATTAATTGTAGTAACGTTGCTGTTGTTGGTAAAGCTACCGGCACCAATGACTGATTCTAATTCTAGATTCTCGATGAAAAAGTTAGTATCTGCAAAGTATTCGTTTCTGTGATCACCAAACCGACCAGCCGAAGCAATTAAAACATTTTTAGTGGGCTTATACCCCTCTGAAACTGCGAGGTTATTGTATTGTTCTTGCGATAGGATGTGCAACGAAACGCCATATGCATAAGATGCTAGATCGTGTAGGGGATTTGATTTAAATTGCGCATAAAATTCTGCTGTTTGGCGGCGAGCGTTCTCGTTTGACTCAGCGCCGAGGTTTTGTTCTCCTTGTCGTTGTTGTTCACTAGTGACGCCAACGAGATCACCGGGGCCAGAGCCACCGCCCGGAAACTGTCTAGCTGCTTCTCGTCCTGCTAGCATCGGTGACCCATCAACTGCTGACTTACCCATAGAAAAGTAGGAACTGCTCGTAGTTTTATTTGCGTCAGCTTTAATAATACCTTGTGCTAGGCTTTCTGCTCCGCCAGACCCAACTAAATGAGATGCTGCAACATAGCCACCAACAGCACCAGGGGGTGTTCCAGGACGGATAACACCTTTGTCTTCTAACCTCGATACATTAATATTTGCGTATCGGATAAACGATTGATCTTGTAACGCTTTGTTTTGCAGAAACGCCTCTTTACCGCCTGGGATCGTCCAGTTGTTTGGATTGTTAAGTGCAGAGTTTCCTTGTGCGCCCACTCCCTTTTTAACTAACCCTAAATCCTCTAATGCCAAGGCACCAAATTGATAACCACCAATAAAACCAAACTGATTACCAGGATGTCGATAGTTACCACTACTTTCCCTCATCAACACCGTCTGTTGAAGGTTCGTAGTCTGTTCGAGAGTTAAATGCTTAATCGAAGTTGACATGAAGTTTAGAGACCTAAGTCAGAAAATAGTGCTTCTTTTTTTGGGAGAAAAATACTAACCCCTGCTTTAAAGTCCATAGTTGGATCTTCAATTGTATCGGGGTTCCGGGCAGCAAACACCCACCATAGTTTAGGTGTCCCGTAAAGGTCAAATGCCAATAAGTCTGGTCGCTGGTCGTATATCTTATCAATAATATAAATTTTGTCGTCGGGAGACTTAGATATCGAACGATTCGCCATGACATCTAACGCATTACTGTGTAGTTTGGTCCCGTGATAAGGGCTAGTCTGAGTGTAACCACTCATAACATGCCCTTTCTATTAGACAACATATCGCCGTTGCCAAATTGATGAATATTGAAATCATTATAAATTTTATTTCGACTATAGACAGGTTGCATCATTACCTCAATTGAGCTGTGTGTTGGTAGAAAAACCCGGCCACCATCGCTTAGGTTAACCTCGAGATAGTCGACATCGTTCGACAGGCTGTGTTTGAACTGCGTCACAACACAAGGAACATGCGGCAAATAATAATATCCATAGCCGTCAACAAACACCAAAGGGGGTGGATTACCAGAGGCCGGCGTAGTATCATCTTTACCATAGAACATCTTTGTCACTGTCCTAAAGAATTGAATAACAGCAAACAAGTATCGACCCTCGTGTTGGTTTTGAACTGTGAAATCGCCTACAATCCTAAGGTCGGTGATTTCGGAATTGTCATACGCATACGTTGCGTAATTACTATGTGTTAGCTTTTGTTGTGAGTAGTTGGCTCTATACATAACATCGACAACAGGAAGATAAGGAAAAAGAACACCACCAGTTGCATGAAGTGGCCCCAACACACTAACATCAACTCCGCCTGCATTTGTGATTGCTTCCATGATGTTGGTTTCGGCTGGAATCGAAACACGAACTCTCCAGTCTTTACTCGAGCGATCTGCGTCGCCCATTGTGCTAGATCCGGCGTCTAGCAAGCTTACGCCGGGGTTTAAGTTTTTAATTGCACTACTTTCTAGGCCGGCTGCTGTTTTTCGTGTAGTAGACGGATTGAAGACTGAGCTAACCCTATCTTTGATACTACTTACTGTGTTTCCGATTGAACCTTTAATGTTATTGGCGATTCCGCCGAGGCCGCTGCCAACAACAGAGCCGTCGCCACCTAGTGCTCCGGAGACTTGACTAACCGAGCCACCGAGAATGCTACTCGCAGCAGTCCCAGGGTTAGGAACACCCATTGGTAAACTAGTTAAGTCCTGGGTTGCAATGTAGTTTGCAGATGCTGATGCCGATGGGGCATTTCTGAAGCGATCGATCGTTCCGGAAATGCTTTGTTGGAGTTTTCCGCCTGGCGCATAGAATGATTGCATTTGTGATGCACCCGACGAAATGTTGCCCGGTAAGGCTCTCATGTCAGCATTGAACTTTTCGCGCTGGGCATCAGTAAGTTTTATATTCGGAAAAAAATTGCTATTGATTGCCATTAAGATTTGTCCTCTACATTATTTACCGCGGGAATTTTGCGGTCTGACTTAAAGATTCTTTGCATTTTGTATTAAGATCAACTATTATTTAAGACAGTACTGTGGTCATGCCACTACTGCTTAACGAGGGACAACCGTGAAAAAAACAATTAACTATCTAAACAACCGTGATCTAATCAATGAAATTATAAAAAGTAAAAATACCTACTGTTCGTTTGTTAATCCAGCCGACAAGGTGTTCGATTTTATCGTTAGCAGTGTTGACGATGTTTTACCTTCTATAGAAGATGCGCGAGTAGCAAGGGCCAAACGGTTGCTATACGAAACCCCAGAAGATAAAACAATTGCAGAGAAGGCCAAAGAGATCGAAGATTCAGACATTGTATTTCGTGTGATGGTAAACGATCACATACCAAGGATATATGTTCAAGAAGAGGACACGTTAACTAAAAAGGCGTCTAAACAGAACAACGGCTCTAAAAAAAATAAAAACCTATTTAACGACTTGTTTTCGATTGCCGACGACTCGTCTGAACAGGGCGCCGATACCGAAATAAGTTTAGAAATCGATCTAGATTTAGCTGCTGCCGTAAATAACCGACGGCGTGCAGACAAAGACACACCGTTGCCATTAGCCGATGAATCTAGTAACGACCCAGCAGACGAATCAACAGATGAAAGTATGTTGGTAGACAACGACGACGACGATGTTGTCGACGATATCGAACTAGACTCAAAACAACTTCGTGTTAATTTCCCTCCGTTCCAGCATTATCGAACAATTAACAACGAACTAGTGTGCGTGGGGAAAAGTCACTGGAAAGGTAGTTTAGAATCTGGAGAATTTTGCCAGGAGCATGGTCGGGTAACAGAAGAGCTAGCCAAAATGTATATGATGCTAGTTTTTAAGTATTCAAGTAGATCAAATTGGCGAAACTACACATATGTCGAAGAGATGAGGTCACACGCATTAACTCACCTTTGTTATGCCGGGCTTAGTTTTAATGAATCAAAATCATCTAACCCGTTTGCTTATCTAACCATGTTGGTGCATAATGCATTTTTAAGAGTTTTGTCGGTTGAAAAACGAGTCCAATCGATTAAAGATGATATTTTAGAAATCAACGACATGACACCAAGCTTAGGACGACAACTGTCTGAGACTAAGATTCGGGATTAAAGAATGGGTCAATTATTCAAAAAAGCAGTAATGTTTACTGATATTCACCTCGGTCTAAAATCGAACAGTATTCAACACTTAAACGATTGCTGGGATTTCTTAGAATGGGTTGTAACCGAAGCCAAGAAGGAAGGGTGCGAAACCTGTTTCTTTCTTGGCGACTGGCACAATCACCGAGCCACGATCAATGTTGTTACGTTAAACTTTTCAGTTCGTTGTATGGAACTGTTGAGTAAGTCGTTTGATCAGGTGTTTTTTATTCCGGGCAACCACGATCAGTTTTTTAGGGACAAGAGGGACATCCACTCTGCCGAATGGGCTAAACACTTACCGAATGTCAATATTATTAATGATTTTTTTGAACAAGACGACGTAAGTATTGTTCCTTGGTTACTCAAAGACGAGCACAAACGAATACAAAAGATTAAATCTCGTTATATGTTTGGTCACTTTGAATTGCCGCACTTCTATATGAATGCGTGTATTATGATGCCAGACCACGGCGAGATCCAGAGAGAAGATTTTATGCACATGGAATATGTATTTTCTGGGCACTTTCATAAGCGACAAACTGGTCAAAATATCACGTACATTGGTAATTGTTTTCCTCACAATTATTCAGATGCAGGCGACGACGAACGAGGCATAGCTTTCTTAAGGTGGGGAGGTAAGCCAGAATTTAGAACATGGCCAAATCAGCCTCGGTATCGAGTGTATAACTTTTCAGAGATTTTAGAGCATGAAGAGAAGTTACTCGAAAAGAACATGTATGTTCGGATTAACCTAGACGTAGAGATTTCATACCAAGAAGCAGCCCACATTAAAGATACCTTTATTAGTAGGTATAGCTTAAGAGAAGTTACACTAATACCAAGGGATGAAACCGAGCTAACCGATGCGTTAACTGTTACCGATATGAAATTTGAGTCAGTTGACCAAATCGTACACGATCAGTTAAAGTTAATCGAGTCTGACTTTTACGACCCGAAACTTCTGTTAGAAATCTACCGAACAATTTAATTGTGAAACTTGTATGTCTATTAGAATAACTGCAATTACAGCAAAGAATTTCTTGTCAATTGGTAATGTTGCCCAAGGTGTAAACTTTGACAACAAAGAATTAACACTGGTGTTAGGTGAAAACTTAGACATTGGTGGTGGGGAAAGCAGGAACGGCGTAGGGAAATCAGCCTTGCTGCACGCAATCAGCTATGCACTCTATGGTGTTGCCTTAGCTGACATTCGAAAAGAAAATTTAATTAACAAAACCAACGGTGCTAACATGTTAGTTACAATTGATTTCGAAAAAGATGGTGCTAAGTTTAGAATCGAGCGGGGCCGTAGACCAAACGTTTTTAAGTTTTGGGTAGGCGGTGTTGATCACACAAACGATAACGATGCGCAAGGCGATAATAAAGAAACGCAGGCCGAGATTAATAGGTTACTTTGTATGTCACACGAAATGTTCAAGCACATAGTTGCGTTGAACACGTATACTGAACCGTTTTTGGGACTGACGGCTGCTGGTCAGCGAGAGATTATTGAACAGTTGTTGGGTATCACTTTGCTTAGCGAAAAGGCCGAGGCACTCAAGGAGGCCGTGAGAAGTACCAAAGAGTTGATACAGGAGGAAGAGTATAAGATTAAGGCTAACCAAGAGGCTAACTCTCGCATTAAAGAGCAAATTGCTACTATTAAGCGTAAGGAGGCGATTTGGGCTAAAAGTTACAACGACGAGCTTCAAGAGTTTGTCGATGGTATTACTGCCCTTGAGACACTAGACGTTGAGGCTGAATTAAGTGCGCACCAGCAAAACGTTATTGTTAAAGAGAATGCTGCGGCGCTGTTATCTGCAACAACGGCGCTGTCAAAAGCTGAGTCTGCATTGGCTAAGGATCAGAAGCAAGTTGATAAGTTAGAAAAAGAGCTTGAGTTGTTAAAGGGGCATCGTTGTCACGCCTGTGGGCAAGAAATACACGACGCAAAGCACGAAGAGTTACTTAGTACAAAAACCGAGTTGTTGAAATCGTTGTTGTCTGATGTGGTTGGATTAGAGAGAGAGGTGGCCGAGCTTAGTGGTGCGATTTCTGCTCTAGAGAAGCAGGACAGCGGTGGTGAACCGGTTAAGACGTTTTACAAAACCGAAACAGAAGCAATCAAGCACCAGTCTGCGTTAGATCGTTTGCAGGCCGAGTACACGAGAGCAAAGCTGTCTACTAATCCATACACTGAGCAAATCGTGGAAATGGAACAGCAGGCGCTAGTTGAGATTGATTTTTCTACGTTAAATGAACTGTCAAAAGTAAAGGATCACCAAGAGTTCTTGTTAAAACTACTGACTAACAAAGACTCTTTTATTCGGAAAAGGATCATCGATCAGAACTTGTCATATTTGAACAATAGGTTGTCTTCTTACCTTAGTGCATTAGGACTACCACACCAGGTTCGGTTCCAAAACGACTTAACAGTAAGCATCACTGAGCTTGGGCGGGATCTTGACTTCGGCAACATGAGTCGGGGCGAGCGAACACGATTGATTCTTGGTTTAGACTTTGCGTTCCGTGATGTTTGGGAGAGCCTCTATCACACGGTTAATTTGTTGTTTGTTGATGAATTAGTTGACTCTGGATTAGATAGCAAGGGAGTCGACGATGCGTTAGCTGTATTAAAGAAAATGTCACGGGACGGTGGACGGTCTGTTTGGTTGGTGTCACATCGAGACGAACTAATTAATCGTGTGAACAACATCCTTAAAGTGACCAAAGTTAATGGTTTTACTACCTATAATGCCGAGTGAAAACTTTTGGCTAAAATTTTTAGCTAAAGCTTGCGGGCAATGTTGTTTTTGATTTGGTTCTGGTTACGTTGAGTGGGTTGATTGGCCTTAGTGGGGTGGTGTTGTG